TCATTGAGTAGAATGCCTGGTGAAACAAAATTGAATTTTTTTGATGCCATGTTGGAACGTCTCCTGTGTACAATAATTTCTCTAATAAATAGTAAGGACTAGACCTAAAAGTAAATCTAGCTACGATAAAAACCTCTTTTATCAATCCACGGTGGAGTTTCATCAAGAATGACCCTCTCTCTTGGGATTTTTACCTCTACTGCGTTCTCTCTTACTACTACTTTTGGTTGTTCTTGGTTTTTATCCTCGCCAATCAAATAGGCAAGAACCTTAATAGTTACTTCGGTCTTATAGATTCTCTCTTCCTCATCCAAAGAAGCTACGTTGTTAGACTGTGCAAAGTCTTCCTGAATGAATCCTTCGAACATGTGTCCGTCTTTCTTAAGGAGGAACTTGTTGATACCTCCAGTCTTTGTGATGAAAGGAGTGACCATGTCGTTGATCTGTTGTTGGTATTCGCAACGCAGAGTGATTTTGTAGAACATATCGACATAGACCGGCATGGGGATAGACATCGTTTGGTAGACAACTTTCTTATTCTTCTTGGGGAAGTTTGCCTGCCTTCTCTTATTAAGAGCATTGACGTTGGCGAAGTTGGATGTCTTATCCTGATTGATTCTTCGTGCCACAACGATTGAGCCACCTTTTGCGTCTGGGACTGATGGTATGTTTCCATAGAAGATGCCCTTGCTTGTTGGGCTCTTTACTACAGAAGTTCTATCAACTGAGATAAGAGGGAGGATAAGCGCTTCTGCCTCATCGTCTCTCAAGGCTCTGTCTGCTTTTATCTGGTGCGATCTTTCAGCGGACATCCACAAGACAGGAACTTTTTTAAATCCTTTATTAGTCTCGGAGAAAATGTTTAATTCGCTGTTGACCCAGTCGTACAACGCTTGGTCGATTGTTTCAAAAGTTGATGGTTGGATTGCATACTCATGTAGAATACTTGGGTCTTCAACCCCGGTGTATGATTTATCTTTAGCAGACATCAAAGACTCCCTCTCTGGATCTGATACATTTCGCTGAGATTTCCATCTTGTGGTCTACTTGACCAAAGATTTGTTTTGGCTCATCCAACGCAACGATCTCATAGTAAATATCCCCGTATAAGACGAAATCACCTACACGCACAAATAAATCTTGGTCTTCGGTCAATCTTCTCTTGTGAAAGTGGATTGTAATAGAAGACATCCTGTCTACACCGATGTTTGGCATGTACGTTGTAGGGCGACCGTCGTATTCCACGAGGGCATAAACTCTGACTGGAGGCAAGAATGTCTTTTTGATTGCCTCTCCATAAAGAGGGTGAAAGTTTGTGTGCTTCACACTGATAGGGTAATAGGCGATTTGCTGCCCAATTACTCTCTCAATCAGTTCATCGTTTACCTGCTTGACGAAATCACGCTCCGGTTTTCCTGTGAAAAGCGGTGGTGGGGGAGCGTCTGGCTGGGACCATTTATTTTTATCTGCCATGGTGCCCTCCTTATGCTGTCATGATTGGTAATGGAATCTTCGTCTGAATGTTGTTGACGCTATCCATTGTGGCTGATCTTGTTTCCATCAGCTTGTCATACGTGGTGTCGTCAAGAATTTGTTTTAACTCCTCTCGCAATGATTCCTGTTCTGCCTTCGCTTGTGAAATAAGGTCAGGGCCGTTCAGGGTTACGGAGTCCCCTGGGATTGGTAGGGTTGCAAATTTGCTTCTGATTAGCCCTAGCATCTCTTTTGAGAGGGATAACGCAAATCTTCTAATCCACTGCTTACCAATGCCGTTAATGGTCTCATACGGGATGTTAGCGAACGGAGCGGTGTTGATGTTGTTAACGCCGCTTTTGCCATCTTCCTTTCCATCATCCTCATCCCAAGCGTTCTTTTCGTTTGGAATATAAAACTCCACCCACATCTTGGATGGGGATAATGTTGTGACATCTGGGAACAATCTTAAATTGTTATTCTTGATCTCGTAAGACCAATGAGAGTTTCTTGTATAGATTGCGTCCTCATAAGCCATCGCTTGTAGTTTGTTTTGCCAAACTGGAATAATCTGGAACTGTGAGTCATCTGCGTATTGTCCGTAGTTTTGGAGGTTTCCAACTGTGTTGAGTCCTCCATAGTATCCATAGAATCTCCAGAAAGCAGATGGTGTTTTGTAAAACACTTTTGTCACTTCAATTCTTCTGTTCTTGACTTTATCAAAGAATGGGAAGCTTGAAGACAAAGCTGCTGATTCAGAGATGATGGTCTGAAGATCGTAGTCTTGTCTACCAACAACTGTATCGAATGAAGCTGAGTAGTGATTTTGTGTTCCACCGAAGCCTGCTTCAAATGATGTATTGTTTCCTACATTTCTTGAATAGGTGAATTGGAAGTCTGGGTATTTAAGTGAAATGCCCGCTTCTGCGTGGATTGAGTTGCCATCGATGGAGAGGCCGCTGTCGAGGCTTGAGGATAGCTCTCCTGCTCGCAAACGACCTTCGTGATCGAATGTTCCTGTTTGTTCTCCCAAGATGCTTGGAAGGATACTCTTTGCCTGGTGGATGTTGACGATGTAGGAATACTCCAACACCGCCTCTTGGTAGGCTGTGTATACTTGCGAGGAAGAAAGCTCAATGTCTAAGACATCTCCTCCTAATTTGCTGTATGTGTAAGCAACTTGGTCTGATGCACCAGACAGGAATTCAACCGAGCCAGTATAAACTGTATACGGTAAAACTGCGGATATATGTCCGGGGCTTCCTGTAATGGGCAAAACGACTTTGCTTGATTGACTTTTCGGGGTTAGGGTGGGACGAGCCATCTATAAAGTTCTCCTAGTGTAAATAGTTTCTGAAAATAGAAAACCCCACGCTAACATAAAGTTAACGTGGGGTCTTTTCTACTAACCTGTTGGTTTATTAGTTAAAATTAACCGATAAGGTCTGCGACGATAACTAGACCGTACATATCTGGTCTAACCATCTTCTTAGCGTAGCGGGTCATGACACCCTTACGTGGTACAAAGTCCTCTGTACCGAAGATAGTTGGAGTTACCTGGAGTGGGACATATGGAGCGTACACGAAGCCACTCTCAAGGAATGAACCACCCTTGCGTCCTACAAGGACGACGTTGCGTGTGAAGTATGGGTCAACATAGACATCCCACTTCTTGCTAAGGTTACCGACCTTTACAGCGCCGACAGTACCACGATCTGCATCGCCAGTTACGTCAGCACGGAATCCAGAGGTAAACTCAAGGATGTTGGCAACTTCTGGGCCACAAACGATGAAGTTTGCGCCACCACGGAGTGTCTTGCGGTGGATACGAGCGGAGACGTCGTTAATAGTCTCACAAAGAGTCTCATACCACTCAGACACTGTACCGGTGAAGTCTGGAGCAGTGCTTGCGCCAATCTCTTTACCAGTGTCACGGTTTACGAACTTACCAGCGCTGCGGGACCAATATAATGTTCCAGCGGTTGCGCCTTTGACGAGGTCCTCAAGGATCTCACGGTCGATCTCAAGAGCGATCTGCTCTGAGAGAATACCTGTAAGCTCAACCTCTGCGTCGAGGTTGTGATAAGCGTTAAGGTCTTGACCAAGCTCTGGTGTCCACTTAGCCTTCAACTTCTTGGTTCTAGCAGTCACGGAGACGCTGTCTACCTTGATGTCGATCTCAGGAATTGCAGTGGTGTTCTCAAGTCCCCAAGTGTCAGCACCAACAACAGCACCGATACCACGAGCGTCAGCTTCGGCAGTAACGTTGTTGAAGTTATCAGTGATTGGCATTGCGAATGTCCAACGAGCACTACCAGTAAGAGCAAAGTACATTGAGTAAGCCTGTGATGCTGAAACAAGTGGGAGCGTTGGGCCACCGAGAGTTACGGCTGTTCCAGCGGAAGCTGTTGAGCGCATAACCCACTTAACCTTATAGCCAGCATTGCTTGGGTCAGAACCTGCTGAACCAGAGGAAAGGTCTGTCAAGCGACGAACCATACGAACGCTCTCGACTGTTCCACCGGCTGTGTAGAATGTTGGCGTGATTGCTACCATGTTCTTCTCATTGAATTGCTCAAAATCGGAAGAACCGGTGAACTCTCCAACAATACAAACTGTACCGGAAAGATCTGGATCAAATTGACACAATTTATTAAGTGTATTCTGATCGTCGGCTGAAAGTGGGTGATTACCACCACCTGCTGTCTCGCCTACAGTACCGGATGCGATGATGATGAAACCTTCAGCGCCAGCGGAGAATGAAGAAGTTGGAGAAGCATAGCCTTGGTTAAGGGAGTAGAAGGACTCTTCACCACCGTCCTCAAGACCATTGTTGTATACACCGAGTGTAACACCACCAGTGATCTGGTGTCCTACAACTCCACCACCGTAAAGTGAATCATTGATTTCAGCACCGAGTTTATTATCGGTAAATGTGAAGTCAAGGAAAAAGATGAGACCTGATGGAAGGCTCATTGGCTGAACGGATACGAGATCGTTAGCGATAAGTCCACCGAAAACACGACGGACAAGTGGGAATGCTACGGCTGCGAAGCCCTCAACATCACCAGCAGCCATCGAGGATGCCTCACGAAGTAGCTCCTTTGCTTGATTCTCAAGCAGGCGGGCCATGCCATTTTTTTGTGAGTCACTGTTAATACCCTCAAGAAGTCCAGTCTTCTCCCACTTATTCAGTAGAGCAGCACCTTCCTTCTGGAGATCTCTATTAACAATGCCTTCTGTTAATTTATTCAATACAGACATTTTATTTTTAACTCCTTTAAGTTTAGTTTATTCGATTCCCGCCAATGCCTTCCAGCGATTGGAAACGGGGTCTGCGATAGTTTTCTTGGCCTTTCGGCTTCGAAGTGTTGTTGAAGATTTTCTGGTAACTGCTTCGCTCAGTGACTTTGGAGAACGCTTCCTGTCGATTGCTCCCACTGCGCTTTGAAGTGTTTCGAAAACGACCTTCGCCTCTTCAACACTATCGGTTTTGGAAATCGCTTCAACAATTTTAGTTTTTTGTCGCTCATTCAAAGAGGTACTGCCCAAAACACGATTAGTATAAAGCAACTTAGCGTTTGAGAGATTGACTTCTTCAAGCCTCTCTTTCATCTGCATAAGTAAATCTTTATATTTTTTATTCTCGCCAAGAATTTCCTGATTTTCAGAATAGATTTGCTTGAAAGCTTCTTCGAGTTCAATTTTCTCCTCGTCGAATTTCTCGCCTTCGGCTTCAATCTGTGCATTCTCAGCGGCAATAACATTTGCTAAGTCCTGAAGTTGTGCGTGGTTTGTTCCACCTCCAGGTACTCCGGAAGGAACTGCTGTAACGTCTACTGTTAACTCTTCAACGATCTCAGCAATGTCTTCCTCATTAATTTCAATTTCCTCCTCCTCAAGAACTTCTTCTTCTTGGAGGGTCTCTTCTGCCTCTTCAAGAGTATCTTCCTCTTGAATGGCCTCTTCTTCTAATGGAGCCTCTTCTACAATTTCTTCTCTCGAAGTCATCTCTTCTGGACTTGGTGTAAGTGCTCCGAGGTCAAGCTCGATTTCAACTTCGCCGTCTTCGTGATCTGGACAACCACATTCTGCGTCGTGTTGATGAGCCATTGGGATCTCTGGAAGCTCTTCTACTTCTTCGTCATCTATTACAACTTCTTGTTCTTCAAGTTGTGGTAGAGCCTCAATATCCTCAAGGTCGTTGTTAACATTTAATTCTACAGCTTCTTCTTCATCAAGAAGGCTGTCAACTGCCTCTCTGATCTCATCTGAGTATTTCTCGATGATTGCCGCTTCGGCGTTTTTTAACGCAGCCTCTTTAAGGGCTTCAGCGTCGATAATTGCTTGCTCTAACATTACAGACATATTGTTTCACTCCAATAAAAATAAGTCAAAAATAAATAGTGCGATAAGTCACTAAAAGCATTAGCTTGTTGAAAACCGCACTAAATATAGGGCTTCTAGGTGTACTCGTTGATACCGGAGCCAGAGAGTACATACATCTCTTTAGTAGGAATACGAGTTAATTCTGCGTAGACTTTGAACCCGGAGCCAGCTTTTCTGGAAGTGATATATAATTCTCTACACTTTACATTGAAAGTAAAAGATTCAGTTTCAACTGGGCCACCTGTGGCGTTGTTTAATTCGACAAAGTGCTCGCCTGCTATTGCTCCACCGTCGCCTTCGTCTTTACTAGCGAAATGAACTCTGATGTTAGAAGCACTTCCTGAAGCAAACACGGTTATTCTCTTGGTCACTGCTGGGAATTCGATTTTGGCTTCTGCGCCCAGAGCGAGAGTGCTAGAGCCTGTAATGAAGGGACCTCCAGCTACCTGATACGAACCTACGTTTCCAATACCCACTCCGGGGAATTTTGTGTAATTTGCTTCTGCCATCTTTTATCTCCTAGTAATGATTGACTTTTTAGTAATTAGATTGCTCTTTTGCCTTTAGACGTCTCAAAACTGCTTTTCTCTTTTTTTCTAAGCGTCGTTTTTTAGCGCTTGGCTTTTCATAATATCTTCTTGAACGGACATCATCGAGGATGCCCTCTTTCTTGACCTTACGAGAAAATCTTTTTACAGTTCTCTCGATAGATTCTCTATCTTTTGGTTTTATTTGTACATGTACTGGTTTGCTCATTTGTCGTTACCTGCTAATGTTTTCCAAGTTCTTGTATTTCCCATAAGTGAGGAGATGTCTATTCCTGCATCTTCTGGGTCAGTACCAGCAAGAGCGCCGTGTTGTTCTCCTGAAGATGTGGCCATTGGCTTTGTTCCCTCAAAAAGGTCTACGCCATTGTAAGAAGACTGGCCGATGGCGTCTAACATCTTCTTTCTGGTCTCTTTTATCTTGCTGCTCCGTGCTGCTTCAGCTTTGGCAATACGTTGGTTTTCTTGTGCCTCTTGAATTTTTGGAGGGGCTGCGTTCAGGGTTGGGGTTGAGATGGCTACGCCGGTTACAACCTCTGCAATAATACCTGATAGAACTCCATCCTCAAAGATTACTTCTTTGATACATTCTTTGATAAGTGGCTTCAATACTTTTTTTAATTCTGTCTTTTTCATTTCTCGTCTCTAATGATGTCGTTTAGAAGTCTGTTGATTTTATCAGCCTTGGTGTAGATGTTTGGCTCTTTGCCCTCTTTCATCATAAAAGCTCCTGTAGTGGATGGCTCGGATACGAAGTCAAAGCAGATAAGTTGGAAATCGTCTTCAACGATTGTTTGCCCTGCTCGCTCGCTTACAGATCCCAAACCTCTGGATGAGATTCCTAGTTTTACATTTGCTTTGACCAGTTCTTTGAGAACCTTGCCTGATGGTGTGTCTAAAACCTGAACCTTTCCCATTACGTCGTTGCCGTCCCACCAGATCTCTGTTACAAGGTGGGAGGCGTTACCGAGGTTTACGACTGAGGAGTCTGGATGGTCTAACTCGCCAAGGGCTCGTCTTTCTTTTACCAATTTAGCATAGTTCTCAACTTCTCGTTTAAGAACTCCTTCTGGATAAACTCTTCCGTTTCCGTTTTGAGCCTCTGCTCGTTGCATAACTCCTGTTAAATAACAAGCGTCATTTTCACGAATCTGTCTTTTTTCATCTTCTGTGAGAAGGTCTTCGCAAAAACCGCCTTCACATAACTCATAAAACTCACTTAGAATCATTTTACCCATAATAATTTATTCCTCGATTGAAAATAGCGGTCGCTAACCGCACGTTTATGCTGCCTTTGCAGCAGCGTCTCACTGGTTGTAACATCCATTTACTCATTTAGCTTCTCCAACCTGTAATCCAGTATCACCAAACAACATACATAAAACATAAGAAGTTCCTGATGAGATGCATCCTAAAATAAATGCGTTCGCCAGATTATAATCAAATGTAAATAGTTCCGTATAGTTGTTTATACCGAAAAGAAGGCAACCAGACCAGAACCCAATGCACATAGGGCAATGGAAGAATTTACTTTTGGGACGAATCCTATCAAATATACTTCCGTATACTAGGATTTGTGTCATACCAAAGGTGCATAAAATGAAATAAAGTAGTTCCAAACGTCACCAATTAAAAACGATACATGTAGTTCA